CAGTCTAATCTAAATGCCCAAGAAAGATTATCTTGAGGGTGCTATAAACCATTTTAAGCACCAAGAGATTAAAATCATTGAAGTAGAAGAATGGGGATTAACAGGCGAAGATGCCATTTACGTTAAACCATTTACACTTTTAGAAAAAGCAGAAATCTTTAAAGGCTCTAATGATAACGACTTAACTGTCTTAATTGATGTCATTGTAAAGAAGGCACAGACAAAAGATGGTGAGTTAATGTTTGATTTAGAAAGTAAGATTAGAATGAAGAAATTCGTTGACCCAGATATTATCGGCAGAGTTGCAAGTCAAATACTCGGAACTGTATCAGATACTAAAGAAGTAAAAAAAAACTAAATTCTGATACAAATTTCAGATTTCATTTTTTCTTAGCAGAAAAGCTACATAAAACAATTGGTGAAATTCTACAAATACCTGTAGAAGAATTTAATATGTGGGTAGCTTATTATAACCTCAAACACGAAGAAGAACAAAAAGCATTGAATAAAGCAAAGATGCAAGGTAAAAGAAGATAATGACGAAAAGATTAAATATTGACATTATCGCTAAAGATAAATCTCAACAAGCCTTAAAACAAGTTCAAGGCAATCTTAATCAAACAAAAGCATCAGTAATAAATCTTAAAAACGCCTTAGTAGGTTTAGGTGTTGGTGCTGTTGTAAAGTCATTTGTAGATGTAGGTAAAGAGGTAGAGAGCCTACAAATTCGTTTTAAATTCTTATTTGGCTCAATAGAGGAGGGTCAAATTGCTTTTGACAATTTAACTAAATTTGCAGGTAGAGTTCCATTTTCATTAGAAGAAATATCAAGAGCCTCTGGTAATTTAGCAGTTGTAGCAAAAGATTCTAAAGACCTTACAAGAGTTTTAGAAATAACAGGTAATGTAGCCGCAGTCACAGGGTTAGATTTTGAAACTACATCTAGTCAAATTCAAAGAGCTTTTTCTGGTGGTATTGGTGCGGCAGATTTATTTAGAGAAAGAGGTGTTAGAGCCTTATTAGGTTTTCAAAATGGTGCAAAAGTCACTGCTGAAGAAACGATTGCAAGATTTGAAGAACTATTTGCAGGTGATGGACAATTTGCTAAAGCCACTACAGATTTAGCAACTACACTTGAAGGTACTCTATCAATGATAGGGGATAAATATTTTGGATTTCAAAAAAGAGTATCACAAGAATTTTTTGATGAATTAAAAGGTGAATTTAAAGCATTAGATACTTTCTTTGCTGATAATGAAAAACAAATAGCAGTTTTAGCAGAAGCAGTAGGTAAAAGTCTAGCAGGTGCAATAACAACTCTTGCTGATGGTGTAAAATTTGTTAATGAAAATTTTGAAACTTTTAAAAGATTAGGTATGGCAGTAGCTGTATTTGGTTTATCAAAAGCATTTTTAGCACTTGCAGTTGGTATTGGTAGAGCATCTGTTGCCATGCTTTCATTTAATAGAACCGCAATGAAAAATCTAATTGGATTACTTGCCGCCGCAGGTTTTGTTATTGCTGAAACTACAGGAAAATTAGATGAATTTTTCTCTATGTTTGAAAAACCAAAAACATTAGAGGATTTAACTGCCGAAGTAGATTTACTATCTGCTGAATTAGATTCATTAGCTAATGTTCAAGACCCTAAATTTAATAGTTTACAAAATGAAGCTAAAATACTTAAAAATGAATTAAATGCACTTAGAGATACTTTAGACCCAACATCATTAGAATTTGAAAATATTGGATATCTCATAGATGAAGTAAATAATTCATTAAACAATATTCCATTTAGAGAAATATTAATTGGTTTTGAAGAAACAAGTCAAGAAGTCGGTTTTTTAACTGAAAAAATGGGTGAGTTTAAAAAAGGATTTGAAGATGCTATGAACAAAAGCCAATTTAATGCTTTCCAAAAAGCAGGTGAAACAGCTTTTAGTTCTTTAAAGAAAACATTATCAGATTTTGTAATCACAGGAAAACTAGATATGAAAGGTTTTTCTGATGCAGTTAAAAGAGCAATAGTTGAAGCGTTAATTGGTGAAGCTGTGACTGCCGCAATTAGTAAAGCAAAAACATTATTTAAAATGGATGCTATAAAAAAAGCATTAATTAATGTTTATGAGGCAGGAACAAAAGCATTGGCATCTATCCCACCACCATTTAATTTTGCAGTTGCAGGTGCAGTTATAGCAGGTGGTATGTCTATGGTTAATAAAATTAAAGGATTTGAAAAAGGTGGGCGACCTCCAATGGGTAGAGTATCTATGGTTGGTGAGGCAGGACCAGAACTTTTTGTGCCAGATACAGCAGGAACTATAATACCTAATAACAAACTAGGTAATATGGGTGAAACAACAGTTAATGTAAATATCATGGCTAATGACACTGAAGGTTTTGATGATTTACTATTAAAACGTAGAAGTGTTATTGTTAATGTGATAAATGATGCACTGAATACTCAAGGGAAGGAAGCATTAATTTAATGAGTGGTACTTATCCAACATCACCTGTTTTTAGTTCAATAGGTTTTACATCAGAACAGAAAACAATTACTTCTACTACTGATAGTGGAAAGATGTTCTCAGTTCAAGTGGATGGGCAAAGATGGAAGTTTTCAGCTTCATATCCACCTATGACAAGACAAACATTTGCACCTGTTTATGCTTTTATAATTAAACAAAGAAGTCAAAAAGAAACATTCCAAATAGTTCCCCCTGTAATCTCTAGTGCTAAAGGACATGAAACTGCAAGTGTTTTGGTTAATGGTGCACATACAGCAGGTGATACGACTATTGCCATTGACGGACATCAAAATAATTCCGCAGGTGCTTTTCATGCAGGTGATTTAATAAAATTCGCAAACCATAGCAAAGTTTACATGATTGTTGAAGATGTGACACCATCTGGAAATGCTTCTACAATAACTATTGAGCCACCATTAAGAAGTGCTTTAGCTGATGATGAAGCAATCACTTATGACAATGTTCCTTTTACAGTAAGACTTACAAACGATATTCAAACCTTTAATACCGATAATATAGATTTATATAAATTTGAAGTTGATTTCATAGAGGCTCTGTAATGACTAGAGGGTTATCTAGTGCTATAACCACAGAGTTAGGCAATCAAAATATTAAGGCGATTGCCTTAGTAGAAATAAATTTTCCTACACCCCAAAGACTAACCAACCATTACAAAGACATAACCCATAATTCTAACACATATACTGCAAGTTCTCATCTATTAGGAATAAGTGGTAAAGGTGAAAATTCAGCTATTGATGTTTCTAGTTTTCAAATTGAACTATCAGCAGTAGATAATACTTTTGTTGCTGTTGTTTTAAATAATGTAGTGAATAACGACCAAGTGACTGTTGATATGGGATTTTTAAATAGTTCAGATGCCTTAATAGATACATTTACTTATGAAATAGGTTTTATTGATAGTTTTAGAATAGATACTGAAAAAGGTAGATTAGTTTTAAATTGCACTTCACACTTTGCAGATTTCAGTAGAACCGCAGGAAGAAAAACAAATAACGGAAGTCAACAAAGATTTTTTTCTACAGATGTAGGTTTCGAATTTGCAGGACTTACAGTTCAAGATATTTTATGGGGTAGAAAATAATGGTTCGTATTCTTAGAGATATTGGAAAAGCACTTGGTGACATTTGGAAAGGCGTTCAACAAGTATTTACAGAAGTTATCTCTTGGTTTATTCCTATACCAGAACTACCACAATTTGACCAAGATTTAGCTGACCAAAATGCTAGAGGTGTTTTACTTAATAAACAATCTAATAATGCACATATCCCTGTTATTTATGGTGAAAGATTAGTTGGTGGAACTCGTATATTTTTAGAAGTATCTGGAACAGATAACCAATACCTCTATGGTGCTATCGTATTATGTGAAGGTAAAATAAATAATATAACCCAAATAAAAGTTAATGATGATGCAGTGACTTTCAGTGGCTCTATTGCAGATGGTACACAAATTACTTCTAATGATAGTCGTTTTGGTACAACAATCACTATTCAACCTTTTTTTGGCGGCGATACTCAATCAGCTTCTAGTTTATTATCAACATTAACGAATTGGGGAAGTAATCATAAATTATCTGGAGTAGCTTATATTGCATTTAGAATAGAATGGGATGCAGATAAATATACAGGTATTCCTCAAATCCAAGCCAAAGTTCAAGGTAAGTTAATCTCTACTTATGATAGCAATAGTACAGAAACTGCTAATCAATATTCTACTAACCCTGCCTTTATTCTTTTAAATTATTTAACGGATACAAGATTTGGTAAATCTATTCCAATAGCTAATATAGATATTCCTAGCTTCTATACTGCATCTACAGTATGTGCCTCACAAATAACACCCTATAGTGGTGCATCACAAATTAATTTAATAGATACAAATGTAGTTTTAGATACCTCTAATAAAATTATAGATAATGTTAAAAACCTTTTAAGAGGTATGAGGGGTTTATTAACATATCAGCAAGGTAAATATAGACTTGTTGTAGAGAGTACAGGTTCATCAGTTCTTACTTTAAATAAAGATAATGTGATTGGTGGTATTTCTGTTCAATCAGAAAAAAAGAATGTGCGTTTTAACAAAGTACAAGCGACATTCATCAATCCAGAAAAAAATTATCAAGCTGATACGATTGTTTATGACACTAACCATTCTACTTATTTAAGTGAAGATGGCAGTATTTTACAAGAAGGTGCAATAGATTTACCTACAATTACCTCACCTTACCAAGCTAGAGAAATGGCTAAACTTGTTTTATTGCGTTCAAGAAATAGTTTAGCAGTTTCCTTAACAGCAAATTATCAAGCTATGAATTTGGCAGTAGGTGATATTGTTGGATTAACAGAAGATTTAACAGGTTTTTCAGCTAAAAACTTTAGAGTTGCAGGATTAGGGATAAATGCTGATTATACT